GCAACAAAAAAAGATATTGACACACTTCTCAAATTACCAAATTTTGATTATAACATTTTTGAAGATTTATCTGGGATTACTAAAAAGATGATAGAATACAAATTAAGAAAATGATAAATACTGGAAGGAAAGGTTACACTAAGGAAAAGAGATGTAGAGATGAACTAATTGCAGATGGCTGGAGGATTGTTTTTAAATCGGTTAGGTGGAAGTTTGGCACTATTGATTATGCTGGCTTGTTTGATGTAGTAGCAGTTAATGGCAAGTCTAAGTTACATATTAGTTGTAAGCACCTAGGCAATTCCAATTACTATTTATCGCATCAAGCAGAGATATTAGTATATAAGGCCAAACATGGGCTACCTGCAGAGATATTTGAATTATGGTTGTGGGATAAACCTAAATGGAAAGGAAGAAACCCAAACAAGATATGGCATCCCGGTGGTTGGCAGAAAATAAAGTTATAAGGAAAAGATTTAAATACAAGTTGTTATAAAACTATAAGTAGGGATTGAAAATGAGGAAACAATTTAATTACGGAACATACACAAAAGTATCAAAACACTTTATTGAGAATCCATCAGAAGAGTATTCTGCAACCAAACTAAGAGATTTATTAGATATAGACTACTATTCAATCAAACTGATTCTAAAGACTTTATTGGAAGAGAGAGAAATCCAAGAAAAGAATAACAAATATAAAATAAGGGGATGAGATATGGTAAACATGAAAGAAACAATTAAGGTAGAACAAGTACATGATAATGATAAATACATAATCAATAGGAGAACCTATGAAGAACTAAACGGGGTAGAGTTAGTCAAGATACACACAGACATGGTTGAGGCATTGAATAATGTAATCACACAGCTTAAAGATATGCCCAAACAATATGAAGCAAGGATGAAGGTTCTAGAAACGGAAAAGAAGATGATTACTGATAGATTGGGTGCTTTTGTGGTTCATGTCAAGAGAATAAAGGATTTAAGCAAGGAAGAAGAAAAACCCAAAGTAGAAGAAAAACAATAAGATGTTAAAAAAAGGGTTAGAGATTCAATGGGTAGATATAGATTTCTTGAAAAAGTATGATAAAAATACTAAATCACACCCCAAATCTCAAATAAAAACAATTAAAAGTAGTATTAAGAAGTATGGCTTTAATGTACCAATTCTAATTGATAAAGAAAATACAATAATAGCTGGGCATGGTAGAGTTATCGCTGCCGGGGAGCTAGATTATAAAGAAGTTCCAACAATTAAGATAACAGATTTAACACCACCTGAAATCAAGGCATTTAGGATAATGGATAATAAAAGCACAGAATCCGAATGGGAGCTAGATTTATTGAAGGAAGAATTTGAAGAATTATTAAAACTAGACTTTGATATGAATTTTACTGGATTTAATGAAAATGAGATTGCAAGGCTTGTAAATATAGGAAATGAAGCTGTTGATGACGGCTTTGTTGAAGTCTCTGCTTATGAACGGGCAAAGAACAAGACTAAGATACAAATAGGAGAGATTTATGGACTTGGAACTTACATTATTAAAAACGGAAAGGAGATTGAAGTAGAGATTATAGAATAAACATTCAACAATTATGTAGAAGTTGTAATGCAAAAAAGAGTGATAAATTATGAAAGTCAAAATAATAGAAACAGGAAAGATAGTGGAAATTAATAAATCAGATTTGAAATTTAGGCATAGACTAATGTGTGGAGACTCTACTAAGTCAGAAGATGTGGGGTTACTGATGCTTGATGAGAAAGCTGATATGGTGTTTACAGACCCACCTTATGGAATATCAATTGTTAATAAAGATAATGTAGGTATTGATGCATCTATAGGGTTTGGAAAAATTGGAATAGTAAAAGCAAAAAAATATAAAGAAATAATTGGTGATGATGAATATTTTGATCCTACGTTTTTATTAAAATATGGAGATATACAAATTATTTGGGGTGCTAATAATTTTTGTGATAATTTACCAGTTAGTGCACAATGGTTAGTTTGGGATAAAAAATGTGAAAAAGGGGCAGATCATAATAATTTTAGTGATTGTGAATTAGCTTGGACTAATTCACCAGCAAAATCAGTTAGAATTTATAGATATTTATGGAGTGGTCTTTTAAGAGAAGGAAGTAGAGATATTGAACTTAAAGAAAGAGTACACCCAACACAAAAACCAGTAGGATTATTATCTGAAATTTTAAAGGATTATTCTAAACAAGATGATATTGTCTTAGATCTCTTCGGTGGCTCAGGCTCTACTCTAATGGCTTGTGAGCAGACAGATAGGCAGTGTAGGATGATGGAGATTGACCTGGTATATTGTCAGATTATAATCAATAGGTGGCAATTATACACAAGCAAGAAAGCGATAAAATTAAATTAAAATCATACAAATTCACATAAAATGCCTAAAAGAACAAGAGTAACAGAAAAGAAATTTAAAGAAGCACTAGATGGTTCTGCAGGAATATATTCAGTAATAGCTAAAAGAATCGGGGTAAATAGGCGTACTGTGTATTCATTTGTTGAAAGGATGAATTTTCAGTATTTAATTAATGAAGAAAGGGAGAAGCTAGTTGATAAAGCAGAAGTGCAATTAATTAAAAAGGTTGATGAGGGCGATTGGAGAGCAATCGAAAGAGTTTTATCAACATTAGGAAGGGATAGGGGTTATGGCGATAAAATAGAAATCGAGCAAAGGAGTTACACCTTTTCAATTGAACTAAAGAAAATGGAAATAAACCCCACAACATTAGAAGAAGATGGTAGAAAAGCAGAAGATAGTGTGGTCACCAACACCGAAACAGTGGGAAGCCTTCCAGATACTACAGGACAGGATAACAACTGAACTGTTTTACGGAGGAGCAGCGGGTGGAGGCAAGACTTATTTGGGGTGTGTGTGGGTGTGTTTTACCTGCCTTAAATATAGTGGTGCTAGGATGTTGGTCTGCAGAAACAAGCTAAAAGACATCAAGACATCTACATTTCTAACCATCATGGATATATTAAGGGCATGGGGATTCAAGAAAGACCGGGATTTCTTTTATAATTCAACAGAGAACATCATAAGATTCTATAATGATTCTACCATATATTTCAGGGAATTGTTCTTCTATCCATCCGACCCAGAATTTGATTCTCTTGGCTCAACAGAATATACTGGTGTGTTCATTGATGAGGGCGCTCAAGTAACATCAAAGGCCAAGAATATTGTCATGAGTAGAATTAGATATAAACTTGATGAGTTCGGGATAATACCTAAGTTATTGATTGCTTCCAATCCCGGTAAGAACTTTTTATATTATGAATATTACAAACCACACAAGGAAGGCACTCTAAAACCATATAGGAAGTTCCTGCCATCACTGGTATATGATAACCCCTACATCAGTAAATACTATATTGAGAACCTCAAGAAACTCGATAAGATTAGCAAGGAAAGACTATTGCATGGTAACTTTGAATATGATGATGATCCTGCTAAACTATTTGAGTATGACAATCTCCTTAATATGTTTACTAACTTGTATGTAAAGAAAGATGGCGAACTGAAGTACATTTCTGTTGATGTTGCGAGGTATGGTGAAGACAAGACAACTATTATCTTATGGGATGGGTTTTATATTACTAAGATGTGGATGTACGGCAAGGATGATTATGTAGGCCCTCCCACCGAATTTGTTAAAGCAAAATTGATTAATATAATGACTGAATATGCAGTACCAAGAAGCCAAGTGATAATTGATGAGGATGGTATCGGTGGTGGACTGGTGGATGTATTGAAGGGAGTAAAGGGTTTTGTAGCTAATAGCAGACCATTTAGTAGAGAGCAATCTGTTAGAGCCTTGCCGATGGTCAGAAGGAATATACCATTAGAACATAACTATGGCAATCTCAAGGCACAATGTTTTTTTAGTGCGGCAGAACAAGTAAATCGGAATGAGGTGGGGATATATTCGGGGATAGCTAATGAATTTAAAGATAAACTCATTGAAGACCTTGAACAGATTAAGAAACATAATCCCGATAAGGATGGTAAGTTAATGGTGACACCAAAGGATATAATCAAACAGAATATTGGTAGAAGCCCCGATTATGGTGATGCCTTTATGATGAGGTTCTATTTTGAGGTTGTTGTAAACCCACCATTATGTTTTGGCACATTGGATGTAGGTAATTAGCAACATTTAAATATCAAAAGCATTCCAAACATAATAGTACATGAGATACCAACTCTTTTTCCTATCAGGTGGTTTATTGCTTCTCCACCTGATGGGTTTTAATAACATTTAAATAACAGAACGTTCTAGATTAGATTATGGTGGTTAGACTTCATGGTACAGTTATGCCTACAGGGGATGAACAATGTCCTTGGTGTGGTAGGGGGTTCTGGACTGTTAGGGATTTAAGAGATCACATCCGTAATGACCATGAGAGAAACCACCCATTCTGATACGTTGCATAATTAAAAATTCATTAAATCCAAAGGGAGGTAACTAATGGCAACTAACAACCAAGAACCTATTGATGAACCTGATAAGACACCCGATTATTCAAAACTTGAACACCTTATGACTAAACAAGGTATTGATTTGGATGAAGCATTAGGGGTTTTAGGGAAACGTAACCTTGACACATTCCTCCAGAAGTATGACATTACTGAGCCCGACCTTATAAGTATCTTAAAATCTGCTCGGGCAAAAGAATCACCTGCAAAACGTATCAACTTATCCGGTAAGAGGTTCCGTTATGGTTATTTTGCAGACCCGCATATTGGTCAGAAAGCTTTTCAACCCATGCTTTGGGACAAGATGATTAGGGTATTTAAACGTGAGAAACCAGAGTTTATACTTGATATTGGTGACCACTTAGAGGGCATGAGTAATAGGATAGGTCATGTTTATGAATTAGAAGATGTTGGTTACAATGCACAAATGAATCATGCAGTTGAACTGTATTCACAATTACCAGCCCATACCTTCGGGATAGATGGCAATCATGATCAATGGTATTTCAAACCCCAGAACATGGGTGTTGTTGTTGGCGAAGAGTTAGAACGGAGAGTACCACAATATGAACATCTGGGTCAAAATGAAGGTGACCTACACCCAACTAACTCCGTACACATTAAACTATTCCACCCTAATGATGGGTCAGCTTATGCTGTGAGTTACAAGTTGCAGAAACTGATTGAGAGTTTTAGTGGTGGTGAGAAACCAAACATAGTTCATGAAGGCCATTACCATAAGGCACTTTATATGTTCTTGAGGAATGTGCATGGTTTTGAAAGCGGTACGCTATGTGGTCAAACCGAATGGATGCGAGGCAAGAAGCTTGCAGCTAACATGGGCTTTGGCGTAGTGGATTGTTATTCTAATGCTAAGGGTGTTGACCAGATAGTACATAAATGGTTCCCCCATTATGAGGAATGAAGATGGTAAAACAACATACAAAGGAATCTGAATATATTGATTCATTAGATGAATTGGTTGGGCATATGTATAAATTTAGCATGAGACACCATTTCTATGAGTTGGGAGAACTAGATTATGTGGGTGTAAGGCCCGATGGACAATGGGACATCTATGAAGTCAAAGCATCTGACAAGGGCTATAATAAAGCAGTTCTACAATTAGGAAGGGCAGAAGATTATTATGGGAATCTATGTCTTAATACATTTCTTTATATAGGTAAAACTGGCGAATTACATAACATTTAGGTTTGTTGGGGTTTGGGACATTTTGGGAACAGCATAACATTTAAATATCAGCACACCCATTAATTAATTCTATGGCAGATGAAGACATTCCTTCAAACATCAAAAAGGAGATTTCTAGGTTAAGAAGTGAAGTAAGGAAACTCCAAGATGTAAAGAAAGACATTGGTGCATTCTCTGGAATGGCAACAGGCAATTATTGGACTGCTACAGGTATGCCTTGGATTGGTGCTGATGGTAGAAAGGCAGTATTAACAGAATATTTCTGGCAACCAATAAGAGGGCAACCAAGAAGGGTTGATACTAATGAGTTAAGGCAATTTTCACAAGATTTCTGGGTATCTGCTTGTGTTAAGACATTGATGGATGAGATTAGCTCACTTGCTTGGGATATAGTTCCAATGGATGAGTACCAGTATGATTGGGTAGAAGATTCAATCAAAACAGTTAAAGATTTCTTATTAAACCCGAATAAGAATAATGAATCTTTTGGTGGGATAATCCGAGCATTAATGAAAGACATTCTCGAGATTGATGCAGGAGTAATAGTAAAGGTATTTGACCTTAATTCATATAACTTTGATGAGATAGAACCAAAGAGTGGTGCACCTGTATTGAAGCCCAAGGGGCAAAGGAGGATGACTGAGATTTATGTTAGGGATGGTGCTAGTTTCCTTAAAGAGATTGATAAGTTTGGTTTTGAAAGAGGTTTCTGGCAATACAGTTATCAAATCCCTGCACACCCAATGTGGTTTAATAAGGATGAGATTGTCTATGTGCAAGAACATAATAGAAGTATGAGTTGTTATGGTTATGCAAGAACGCAAAGCATTCTGGACATTGTTAAATCATTACATTATTCTACCCTTTATAATAAGAGGTTCTTTGAAGAAACAGCAATCCCAGATGGTGCATTATCACTGCTTGATACTAATGAGGTGGAGATGAGGGAATTTAGAAGCTATTGGAATAATGAATTTAAAGCACAACCACATAAAGTGGCAATAATGAACAAAGACCTTAAATGGCAACCATTTGCAGTATCACAGCAAGAGCTACAATTCTTAGAGACACAGAAATGGTATTTTAATATTGTAATATCTTCTTTTGGATTAAGCCCAAGCGAGTTGGGAATTACGGATGATTTGAATAGGGCTACATCAGCAACACAATCAGAATTAGTTAAAAGGAAAGGAATCAGGCCATTCCTTAAATTACTGGAAGCAAACATTAACAAGGGTGTGGTAGATGAGTTTGGCTTTGAAGGGATTCAGTTCCAATTCATATATGATGATCCTGCAGAAAAGAATTCTAGGTTGACTAATTGGAACCTTGAATTAACAATGGGCGTTAAGACTATTAATGAAGTAAGAAATGAGATGGGCCTTGAACCCATTAAGAATGGGGATGTCAGTAATAACATGAGAGATATGATGGGTGGTGGTTATGGTGATAATAACCAGAATGATGATTCTAATTCACAGGGCGATAAAACAGAAAACCAAGAGAGTCCTGGATATACTGATGAAAGGAATCGGCAAGAAGGCGTAAGTTCAAAAACACAAAAGGGTGTGGATGATGGACAATATTACAGAGAACAACCATTAACACAACCTAGAAGATTATCTGGTGCTATGTTTCAACCACAAATGAATAAAGAAGATTTGGTTAATTGCCCTATCTGTGGCAGACCAACACTTGCAACATTGAATGCCGAAGAAAACCTACTAGATGATATGAGATGCACTTCATGCGGTGCAAGGTTCAATTCTAAAGATTTATTACAAGCACCAATGATGGAAGAAATGACTAACACCCTACAAGCAAATAACAATTCTAAACCAATATACAATAAATCAATCACTAAGTCAAAGGATGATTTAATGGATGTCAAGGCATATTGTGGCTTTGATTGTTCTAAATCATTCCCATTTGCAGAATCATTTGCGTCATCAAGTTCATATAAATCAATGCTGATTAAATACTTAAATGATATAGGTAAAGAGAAAGTAGAAGATATTATCTCAATTCTAAAGGGTTCTCTTTTGGGGAATGATTCTATATATAATGTGGCACAGCAAATTAATGAAGTAATTGATGATTACCCCAGAGCACAACTGATTGCCAGAACAGAGATTATTCGACTAGCCAATAAAGGTAACCTTGATAGGATGAAAGCTAAAGGCACCAAATATGTTAAGTTCATATCAGCACCAGAAGATGGGCGGTTATGTAGGAAATGTGCAGAGAAGGATGGTAAGATATATTCAATCAAACAAGCAGAGAATGTAATTCCTTTGCATCCTCGGTGCAGGTGCACTTGGACAGAAGTAGAAGATATATGAATAGCTTTGGATAAATTGGACAATCGCATTGAAAACCTACAATTAATGGAAAAAGCAGAACACCACAAATTACATTATGCAAAAAGGATAATTGATAAATATGGCAGATTCACACCAAATAGGAAATGATTAAAATGAGGTGTCCGTTTTGTGATGAGATTACCCCCAATGATGAGGGCAATAAACAGCAGTATATTAGATGTCATGAATGTAAAATTGTGATAAGACAATGGTAAAATCCGATTTAGCAAGAGATGTTATTAGTTTAGATGAGTTGTTATTATTACCAGATAATATACCATTTAGCGAACTAGTACTTGGGGGTCAAAGTTATGCTATTGTTCCAGAAATAGATAAAAAAACAGGTATTGAAACATATCACGTATTCCAACGCCTTGAAGGCACAGAGTTATTTTATAAAATCACACAATACCAAACGGGGATTAGATATTCATGACAATAACCAAACTGAAACATGGAGGGATTAAGAAGAATACAGAACCCATCCCAGTTACAGAGATGACTAATTCAGTTGCAGACCACGGTAAAAACAAGATGGATTTCATCCCAATCGAACAGAAATATCAATTATTAATATTGGAGGAACTACAAGATATACACAAATTACTTCAAGAAAGACTAGCATAAATGCCCCATGATTGAAAGAAAAGAGCTGAACAAATTAGTGGTTTTAACACTCACAGATAATCAGAGTTCCCTAAAAGCATCACAACTATATGAACAAATAAAGAAAGAAGAACCTTCAATCATGCGAGAAGAAAGGGTAAGGGGTTTCAAATCATTTGTTAAGATAATCAATTCATTTGAAGGAATCAAGCCTATTGGTTCTGGTGTTAAAAGATATACAATATATAAATAATAAAATATTTAAAGCCTAAAAAGAGATAATCTTTATGAAACCAAAGAACTTTATTTTGAGTCCTGAAAAAGAAAAACAAAGAAGAAAAAAGATAAGTGAAACTATGAAGAAAAAAGGAATTAATCCAAATGGAAGAAATCCTAATCCAGGTAAATTTATTAGAACTCCTGAAACATTGAAAAAGATGAGTAAGGTTCATATAGGACAAATTTCTTGTTGGAAAGGAAAAAAAAATCCCAACTTATCTTTAAGGAATAAGTTAAATAATCCAACTAAATCAGGGAAAAGTCATTGGAATTGGAAAGGAGGAATAACCAAACTTAATAAATTAATTAGACATTCTAAAAAATATGAACAATGGAGAAGTGATATTTTTAAAAGGGATAATTGGACTTGTCAAACTTGGGGAAAGAGAAGTTGTTATTTAGAAGCACATCATATTAAGGAATTTCATTTAATTTTAAAAGAAAATAAAATATTTTCAATAGAAGATTCCTTAAAATGTAAAGAGTTATGGTCAATTGAAAATGGAGTAACATTATGTAAATATTGTCATAATTTAACAAAAAGGGGGAGAGTTTAAATGCTTCCAAGTGACATCCGGGATAGAGAATTTAAGAAGTTTAAAGAAGACCCTGATGGTGATGTTGCCGTCAATGTTGTTTTAGATTCGGATGTGGAAATCAGTATAACACCCCCAACAGGTATTAATGGAGGGCCTGTAACTGTTGGAACATCTGCTGTTGAAATGACATTTACAGGTACAACACTGGCAATCTCACTTAAATCTAAATCCACTAATACTGGTACCATCTGGTTCGGACCTAGTACTGTTGATAATACTGGTGCTAATGCTTATGGTGAACTAACCGCAGACTCAGCAGTAGAAATCGAACTAGATGACACAAGCACACCAATATATTGTGTATCAGATACTGCTGACCAAGTAGTGTATAAAGCAGGTCTGACATGATGGCAACTTTCAACTACACCTCGCCTGGGATAGGTTATTATGATAGGCGTTATGTGAAAATAACTGGCGACACAATGACCGGACTTCTTACTTTGTCTGGAGTACCAACAGCTGATTTACATGCTGCTACTAAAAAATATGTAGATGATAATACACCATCAATGGTTTGGGGTTCAATTACAGGTACTTTAAGCGATCAAACTGATTTACAAGATGAATTAGATTTAAAACTTAATTTAACTGGAGGTACTCTAGGAGCAGGGCTAATAGTTAATAATGACTCTGGCTCTGGTGCTATAAATGATTTTCAAGTTAATAGTGATACTCAGACTGCTATTTTAGTTGATGCTAGTGCTGATACTTTAACTATAGGAGTGCCAACTACAGGTACAGATATAACCTTAACTGGTGATTTAGTTATCCCTGATAATGGTTTGTTTGGTGCTACAAATACTGCTAACTATTTCTGGATGGGTGATGGAACAAACTATAACCCTGTAACTCCAGCGGCAGCGGTTACTGGTCTTGGATTAGACGCAGGAGGGGCAGGGGATATATGGGTAGAGAAGGCTGGTGACACTATGACTGGCAGTCTAACTATGCCAGCAGAGTCATTTGTTGGACCGTCGTCAACTGCTGGTGTTTATTTTAAGAGTGGCAACGTCGGCATCGGGACGACGGGACCCGTAGCACCCTTGACGATAAAACCTACCATAGCAGAAGAGGATAAAATTGTTTGGTATGATGATGGATCTTCTTATGCAGGTGGTATTACTAAGCAAAGCGGTGATCTAGGAGCAATTTTTGTTAAAGGGGATACAGCTTTCAAGATTAAAGGAAGCACAACGTATGGTGGTTCATTGAATGATTTGGTGACATTTAAAGCAGCCGGCAACGTCGGCATCGGCGTAACTGACCCAGATACTAAACTAGAAGTCTTTGGTTCTACAGG